CATGAGCCGAAAGATGCGCCCGTGGCGACCCCTCGACGACGAGTTCTGGAGCATGGTGGAGCGCCGTGCGCCGAGTGAGTGCTGGCCGTGGCGCGGAGGTCGGCGCGGTGGCGCTGCGGGGAAGACTTACGGATCGTTCCATCTGCGCCTCGGGCGCGACATCGGGGCGCATCGCATGGCTCTTGTCCTGACCGTTGGTCCCGCGCCGCGCCGAGGGCTGCACGCCGCGCACTCGTGCCACAACCGCACCTGCGTAAATCCGGCGCATCTTCGGTGGGCTACGCAACGAGAGAACCTCAAGGATAGCCGAGGGTACAGCGCCCTTGCGCGGTGGTTCCTCGGGCAATGCTCGTACTCCGACGCCATCGACTTCGCTAACAGCATGATGCCCGACGTGTACGCCGAGGACATTCCGTGGCCCAGCGTCATCAAGCGTCGGCACACGGGCGAGACGCCGATGACATCCAACCGCCTGCACGATGAGCGCGTCGAGCGGATGGTTGCGCGGATGGCGACGGCGCGTCCGTACGATCGTTGCCCCGGCAGGCGCATGGGGACGTGGTCGATCTTTGGAGACGATCCGTTCGTGCCTGTTGCCGTGCGCGAAAAGCACACGGCGCTTCCACCCGTGGACGCATCGTGGGGAACGACGTGGATCGTTCGTGGACAACTACTGCGATGGATGTACCTCCTGTTCCGTTGGGAACCGGGGCGTTACTTGGTCAACCCGCACCCGTGGCTCATGGATGCCACTCGGCGGATGATGGAGGTGAGTGATGCAGCGTAAGAGTTCGAAGCCGCAGCCGCGCCCGGTGACCGCGTGGAGCGGATGGTCGCGCGTCGGGAAGAACGTCTGGCTGACGTGCTGCGACGGGCTCTCCCTCAGCCCCGAGAAGATCACAGGCGACAAGTCCGCCGACGAGTGCGGCGCGGTCCGGGTGCGCGTCACCCCCATCCGCAAGCCCACGGAGCGGGAACTGGAGGCTCTCTCGAAGAAGCTCTGGCGCACGATGCCGAAGGGCGCTGGCTGGACGCCGTGGGAGCAGGTGGACATCAAGACGCGGAGCCTCGTGCGCTGCCTCGTGATCGCGGCTTGGGAACGAGGTGCCCGATGAGCCCTGAAACCGTCGCCTACGTCATCGCCGCCATGTGCGCCGCCGCGTGGATCATCGAGTCGGTCTTCGACCGGAAGACGCGGGCGCTCCTCGTGGAGTCACAGAAAGCCCGCGTGAGCATCGCGAAGACCGTGGAGAGCCTGACCGCCGAGGCGAACGGCTACGTCCGGGAACTCGCCAAGGTCCGCGCCGAACGTGACGCCGCGCTCCGGGACAAGGCGGCTCAGTTCGAGGAGGCGCAGCGGCAGATCGCGGCGCTTCGGAAGGACGTGGACACCGCACGCGAGTCCTACTCCCTCGCCGCCCGCCGGGCGACGGAGCTTCGCGACAAGCTCGACGCCGCCCTCGCCCGTGCCGAACGCGCGGAGAAGGTCGCCGCCGCCGCCGCGAAGCTGTTCAACGGCAAGTCCGACGACGGCGAGTTCCGGGAACTCAAGGACGCGGTCCGGGAGTGGCAGGAAGGCGGTGCGGCATGAGGCCCGACCTCGACGAGATCCGTCGCAGGGACGATTACGGCACCACCCTTCCCGAGGACATCCCCGCCCTCCTCGCCTACGTCGCCGCGCTGGAGTCCGAGCGGGACCGCCTCCGGGCGGCGGAGAGCCTCGCGCGGCGCGTCACGCGCGATGGTCCGTGGGTCGCTGCGCTTGGTCGGATCGCTTGCCAGTGGTGCCACGGGGCGAAGTTCGATGGGGGTCACCGAGCCGGGTGCGAGTACGCGGCGTGGGAAGCCGTCGCCGCGCTGGAGGGGAACAATGGGTGACGAACCGACGCTCCCCTACGTCAAGACGAGCCAGACCTCCGCAGACGCCGCCCTCCGCGCCGAGCCCAGGGCGGGCACCGATCGGGCGACCATCCTGCTACGCTTCCAGCGATGGGCGGAGAGCGGGTGGACCGATGAGGAACTCGCAACCGTCCTCGACATGAACCCCTCGACGCTCCGGCCCCGTCGCATCGAACTCCTGCGCCAAGGCTGGATCAAGGACTCCGGGCGGACCCGCCGGACCCGCAGCGGGAGGAAGGCGGTTGTGTGGGTGGCGACATGAGGTACGCATCCGTCTGCGACGGCATCGGCGCGGTCCACCAAGCGTGGCGCGACCTCCCGCTAACCTGCGCGTGGCGATCCGAGATCGACCCCTTCCCCGAAGCCGTCGTCGCGCACCGCTTCCCCGGCATCGGCCCGAACCTGGGTGACATGACCAAGATCACGGACGAGGAGATCGCGCAACATGGGCCAATCGACCTTCTCGTGGGCGGAACTCCCTGCCAGTCCTTCAGCGTCGCCGGACTCCGACGAGGATTGGCTGACCCGCGTGGTAACTTGGCGCTGGCCTATCTGGCGCTGGCTAGCCGAAGCGGGGCGCGATGGATCCTGTGGGAGAACGTCCCCGGCGTCCTGTCGTCGAACGGCGGACGGGACTTTGGAGCCTTCCTCGGAGGGCTGGCGGAACTCGGGTACGGGTTCGCCTACCGAGTCTTGGACGCTCGACACTTCGGAGTTCCTCAACGCCGTCGTCGCGTCTTCGTTGTCGGACATCTTGGAGACTGGCGACGTGCCGCAGCGGTACTTTTTGAGCCCGAAAGCCTGCGCGGGGATCTTGCGGCGGGTGGCGAAGAGGGAGAAGACGTTGCCGCCGGCTCTGGAGGCGGCGCTTCGGGCGGTGGCGACGAGATGATCCCGGTTCACGCGCACACGCTTCGAGCTGAAGGGCACGACGCGAGTGATGATGGGACCGGACGCGGTGTCCCCATGGTGCCGATGGTGTTCAAAGAAAACATGAGTCAGCCATCTTGCGGCGTTGGGATAGCGGAGACGCTTCAAAGCGAGAACTTCGCGGCGGTCGCCTTCCCGATCCAAGACGGGCGCGAGATCGAGAAGGCGCAGAACGGGCTCGGCATCGGGCGCAACGGCGACCCCGCGTACTCGCTGGACACGACGGGGGCGCAGGCGGTCGCCTTCAACTGGCAGTCCGGCGGCGACTGCCGCCTGAACCCGCGCAGTGACGGCGTGGACGCGCTCCAGCGGTGCCAGACGCCTGCGGTTCACGGCAGCATGGGCGTCCGCCGCCTAACCCCCCGCGAATGCGAGCGCCTCCAGGGCTTCCCGGACGACTACACGCTCGTCCCCTATCGCGGCAAGCCCGCCGCCGACTCGCCCCGCTACAAGGCGCTGGGGAACTCAATGGCGGTGCCCGTGATGCGGGTGATCGGTGAGCGGCTCGTCCGCGTGGAGGCGCTCCGATGAGGCCCGACCCCTCCCTCCTCGCCTCGCGGGTCGCCCGCATCCGCGCCGCCCGGGCGTGGCACCTGTCGGTCACGGAACCCGCCGCCGACGCCCTCCCGGAGCCCGCTCCCGAGGCGATCACCTCGACGCGCGACGTGAAGCGCGGTCCGGCGTGGCGACCCCGGCGCAAGGGCGCTCCCGTGAAGCGGGCGAAGTCGGACATGGACCCGTGCCCGGCGGGGCATTGGGGCGCGGGGACGTTCGTCTGGCGCACGTCGAGCCGGGGGTACCGGAACCGGCGGTGCGTGGTGTGCTACCCGATCAGGAAGGCGGTCGGAATGTCCGGCAAGCGCGCCGTCTCGTCGTAAATAAGGGGGAGCAAATGGCAAAAAACGCACAGTCGATGATGTTCGATACGCGCGAAGAAACGGACACGAAGTATACGTCCAAGATCGCGGCTCCGAAGTACGAGCCGTCTCACGAAAAGCCTCCGATTCTCTCCCTCGTAGACCTAACGGAGACGGAGCGACTCATCCGCGAAGTAGACTCGTCGAGCCTTCCAGAGAACGAAAAGCGGTTCCTCCGAGCGGCGGCGTGGCGTCACGCGGTGTTCAATTACGAGCGGATCGCGGACTACTACGCTCACTCGTCGCCGGAGGCGCAGCGACTTTTCGAGTCATCCGTCCTGGTTCTCGTCGATTTCGACGACGCGATCGAGC